AGACTTCACAGTACCTTTCCAAATCATTCACATACAACGTGTCACTATGCGTCAGTAACATTCGAGAGACGACACCCGATCCAGAGAATGCATCCACCGCACTCGATGGTTTTAACCGTTCGACCACCTCTTCTATATGCTTAATGAGTTTTCGTTTGTTACCGATGTATGTAATCATCGGTTGTTGGACATATTCAGTCATGCGTTACATACATGTCGTTGGACTTCCTTAATAGCCTTTTTACCGATGTAATCCAAAACTTTGAAACGTTCTTCGGGGGTCCACATGGATGTCTGGTTCGGATGTTCGTCGTACTTGTGTGCCTTGACACAAAAAATACCAAACTCTCTGTTTTGATCTTTGTGTATGTCGATTTCGTCGCACACTCCAGTCATGTCAAATGTTCCATCGGGTAAAGCCTCGCGAACTATGGGGTGTCTACCAAAGTTTGAAACTGGACCTATGCGGTGAATGATACTCTCGGAATGATGAAAATCGCACCCAGCCACGAAGATGATATAGGGTGATATGTGCAAATCCTTGAAGAGATTCCAGGATGCGTTTATGTTTTTAAACGCACGTTCGATGGCGTTACCTGTCGATTGTTTGTTTTTACCTTCAGCGTACAAATTATCGTTCGTGCCTTGGTATTTGTCCTCCACCACCAGGAAACAGAACGTACCCTTCGTACATATCAGATAAAACAAGCCACCGTCTGGTCGAATAGAACACGACTCAAACTTTAATTCCTTTTTCCAGGAGATTTCACCTTCAATCTCTTCGTCGAGTAGATATTGTTCAAAACTCTTCACTAACCGTTGAAGTATGTCCTTTAAAGTTTGTTCGGATCGCACACAGTTTCCCGCGGCGATCCGATTATTTTGATGAATCTTTACCAGATGTGCCATGGAATTGAACTTGTTATCAAAACACTTAGGTTTCTGCGTTTCATGCTCTCATGAAAAACATATGACTATATTAAATGGCTTCAGATCAAGTGAACACCATGAACCTTTCTGATGATGGTGAGGGGATGGTTCCTCTCAACGATAACCCATCCGTGTCTTTTATACCTGAAAAAAATATGAGTAAAAATAAAGAGACGACGATGGATTCTACTCCCATTAACGATATTATGATGGAGCCCCCTATGATGATGGATGAGCCTAAGATGCAGGGTATGATGCCCCAGATGACCGCTCCCCAGCCTCAGGGTGCTTATGCTGCCCCTCAGGCTCCCCAGCCCGAGAAGAAGAACCCCCTTGACCTCACTGACGAGCAGCTCACCGCCCTCGTCGTTGCGGCGTGTACCGCTGTCGCCGTGAGCAAGCCCGTTCAAGACCGTCTTGCTACCTCTATCCCCAAGTTCCTTAATGAGCAGGGGGGTAGAAGCATGGTTGGTCTTGCCGCTACCGGTGCTGTAGCGGCCATTGTTTTCTACATCACGAAGGATTACATCGTCAAGCCTTGATTGACTGGCCTTTCCCATCCCATGTTGCTGTAGATAGAGGTATCTATACCCATAAAATATACAATAAGGGCACCCGCTGTGAATGTCCCCACTAGCAAGGCACTCATCTTAAGTTTCTTGCTTTTGTCAGCGGTGGGATTCTCGATAGCCTCCTTGGTATCCTTGAACGCCATGTTCAGTAGATATGTGAGTATGAAGGCAAATACGGTGGAAGCTAAGAAAAATACGCGATCCACCGCGAGGCGAGGAATGCTTCCGACCATCAGACGGAGCATGTTGGGAATGATAATGGTCATCCACATAATGTTCACGTAATAGTTGTTGGATAGGTTTGGTACGATGGACATGACATAGATGATTATCCAGTACACGATCGCAATGAGTAGAACACTCACTGGTGTCTTCATTTGATAGATACACAGATTATTTATCCTGGATATGCTCTCCACAAAATTCAGTCTTGTTTGGGATCTTTTCATAGATGCCTAGATCGACACACATGTCCCGAAGTTCTATGTAATTGTTCCAAAATCTTTGAGAGTGTTCATATTCATCCACGGTGCAATGAGCTAACTCGTGTATGAGGACGTGGAAGATCTCATTGGGGTTTCCATCCAGGCACACAGCGATTTCCCCACCTTTGTTCGTGTTGTATCCCACACTGCCATTCATACGCATTATACCGGTGATTGGGATGCAGCGAACTAACATTTGAAACTTTTCATGTCCCGTCTCATCCAAGTGTTCTCTGAGAATACGATACTTTTCCTTGACTTCGACCAACTTTGGGTGTTCTTGGGTTGCATAAAGTATCCACAAATTCACGATGAATAGTACCAAGAATGCAATCATCTGTTATATACAAAGATAAATTTACTATACAATTCTGATATTGGATTTCCTGAAAGTCCCTCCCAAAGTTGTAAACTAAATCCCAAATCCTCCAAGTGTGTCACCAGGTGATCCTTGTACGCAACTGGTTCAGACTTTGGTCCATCTGCATAGTACGGAGTGTCCATCAAGTGTACAAATAACTTTTCTCCAAACCCACCATTTCCATGATCTTTCAATTTGAAAAAGTTTCCCATCTCATCTTGTAACGGTGTTTTGAAAATGATTTTTTCAGAGTCTGGAATGATACCAATCAGGTGACCACCATGCTTCATACGCTTCTTGATTTCTCTGATGGAACTCATGAAAAGTGTCTTCGAGGCAAATATGTAATGAAGTGAAAAGTTAAAACACACAATATCAAACTTTCTGTTTGGACAATTGTGAATGTCTCCCTCGTAAAAGTTTACACGTATGTGCATGTTCTTGGCCCGTGACTTCGCCTCTTCTAATGCACTCGGCACTGGATCACACATGTTTATGTTGACCCCACACCGATGCCATTTCTGAAGATCTCCACCGAACCCACAACCGACGTCGAGAATGTGTTGTCCTTTATGTGCCACCGACTGGATCAACAATCTCTTTGCCTCGTTGTGATTCTTCCGAATCTCTTCCATATGTTCATAATGATTCAATCTTTTAACATGGTTACTTAGGGGCTTAAAGTTTTGAATACTTACAAAGATATAATGTCTCTCGAGCAGGATTATACTACCGTTCCCGGGCAGGTTTTCGCGTGCCTCTCCGTTGTTGGACCCGAGGCACCCCAGAAAAATGACAAGTTTGGTATCAAGATCCGTGGTGCCTTTTCGACCCGAGACGAGGCCGCTAACCACGCCAAGCGCCTCCAGAAGGAGGATCCCACCTTCGACATCTACGTCGTAGACATGTACAAGTGGCTTCTCATTCCACCTGATCCCATGAAGATCGAGGATGTTCACTACACGAATGAGAAGCTCGAGGAGATTATGACTGGTTACAAGGAGAACCAGGCTCAGGCTGCTCGCATGTTCCAGGAGCGCAAGGCGGCGATGACCGCTGGTACCAACCACTACACCCCCGGTGATGAGAACTCCAGGTTCTACACCAAGCCCGACGAGGCTCCCGTCTCTCACCCCGCCGAAGTTCTTGAGCGTCTCAAGAAGGAGAAGCCCGACACTCCCATGGAGGAACTCGTCAAGGAGGCCGATGCCATTGTGGCCGCCGAACTCGAAGAGCTTCGTAAGAAGCGTGAGGCCGAGGCTGCCACTTCCACTGACGGTAAGCTCGAGGAGGTGAAGGAGGAGGAGGGTGAACCCGAAGTTTCGTCTGCATAAATAATATTCATATACAATAAACAAAATGATCAAAATTATCGTCACGATATTTTTGGTAAGTGCATTCTTTATTTTGTTTTTTAATCCAACCTTTGAATTACAAAACAAAACAGAGGTTCCAAAGACCAGTACTACAGCTGGATTTATCGAAGATACACGTGATGCATTTATAATCCCAACGTATCCAACGCAGGTGATGGATAGGGACATAACGGGCGAAGTGAAGCCCATTTATGGAGATATTGGAACGTTCGTCGCGTATTCTTCTACGGTACCTGACGAACATTGGATGAGTGGTTTTCCTATAATTACGTATAACGAAGAATAACAGGTTGCATAGTCTTTCCCATAAAAAAGCCTAGAAGAAACACGGCAAACGCGATGATCCACGTGGATTTATCAACCTTTTCGAACAGATCAAATTTATCATTATGGGGAGTGGGTGGAGGCATTGGAGGCTGTATAGGATAGTCCACGTAATATGGGTGGAGGCATTGGAGGCTGTATAGGATAGTCCACGTAATATGGATGTTCCTCCTGTACAGGTTCTTCATTTTTATCATTATTTAAAGGGTCGATGTTAGGGTTATAGTCAATGGGGTTTCCTATGTCTGTTTCCATTTTCTATTATAGTTTTTGTTTTTTTTAAGCATCTTCTAACTCACTTTCACTCTCGTCATCTACAACGAAACCCTTTAGATTTCCGTGTTCGTCTGCATCACTGTCGTCATCCTCTTCGCTCTCATCTGAGTAACCCTCTTCTTCTGTGTCGATATTCGAATCGAAATCGGAATCATGTTCGTCGGAGTCATAATCATCCACGAGATCCTCTTCTGTAGGCTGGAAATACTCGGGTTTCTTTATCTTACGTCCTGATCGGGTGATCATTTAAGTTCTATGAGTTACTTCTGTTTAAGTATCTTTAAAACGTTTGATGTTAAACAATGCTTTCTAGCCTTACTCTTCTTGCAAACGGGGCATTTCTGCACAATTTCCTTTCCCTTGATCAAATAAGACATAGTAACGTTTTCGTGAGTACCCCTGATGGTCTCACATACGTTTGAGTTGGTGAGTACCACTAAACCCATCTTGTCTTTGGTAACCTTCAAAACCTGAAGGTCATCGGGTCCGTGCATGTACTTCTTGATGAAAACTTCGAGAGGTTCTTTCACATCACCACACTTCATCTGAGGTTTCTCCACTCTCTTTTTGATTTCTGGACATTTCTGAATGTCCTCCTTTTTTGGATATAATCGATCGATAATCGTGGATGTCAGTTGGTGTCTACGACCACAAAAGTCTTTACAAAAACCATCTCGTCGCCCCCTGAGTGTTTCACATAGACAAAAACACTTCTGAAGAATCGTCTTTCCACTGATGATGAACCACACATGATTTGATCCATGCTCTCTCTTAAGGTTTTCGCAGTATTTGGACGTTGTCTGAACGAGGTATGTATCCTTCTTTTTGAAAATCTTTGGTACGTACGCATTAGATTGACCCTCTAGATTACTTCTGATGAAATTTTCAATGTCGTCCTTCAATTCATCGTCGTAAACTTCATCCTTCGTCTGTGCTTCAGTGAAAGAACCTTCTTTGACCACAGTAGAAGGTGGTTCTACGTGTGTTGTTTGAGGTTCATCTGTACGTACAACAGCCATCTTGAGTATATCGAGAGTTGGTTCCTGACCAATCTGTAAAATTGTACTCAATGGTCCATGACGATAGACAAACACTGGTAAATAAGCAAGTTGGTCAACCTTCCCCTTCTCACACCCTGAGCATCCCCGACCATCACAAACATCGTGTTTGGCCTTTTTGTACGACCAAGGCATACGAAAACCACTTCCCTTCGTCTTCCTGGCGACATTACCATATACGGCTGCATCTATGATGTCATTCCAATCAATGTTCTTCTTAGCCTTCGAAAGTGCCACCAATATATGTTCTCTGAGAGCGATGGCTGAAGACTGATCCACAACAAATCCTGGCCAATTCAGGTGTACACCCGTCTTGACGAGGTCACCACACGGTTTAGGTGGCGCTACAGATATGAGACAATCATGACCGCCATGTCGCTTCACCTTGTCACATATGATTTTACAGATGTTTTTGATTTCATCGAGATTAAGGGAACTCTCATCTTTGTAGTCGATGTCGACGAAAAAGTTGTATCTTTCACTCTTCTGTTCGACGACGTAGAGCTTTTCTCCACGCTTCACAGCACTCACATACTGTTCATGGAAATCGTTCAATTTATCAAATGGCACGGAGAGGACACCACCGTCCATGAGCACATGTGATAGATTGGTCGCATTGTTAAATCTTTGAGCTGCACACCAACTCTTAAACATACCTGTATTATAGTTCTAATCTCTAAACCACCTCATACAAGAAACATCCCGATATTCCTTCCCCTGTGAGAGTTCCTTCTTTATAGTTAAAAGTTCGTACACAGTTTTGGTTTCGTTCTCTTTGACCCATTCGGATACTTCCTCCTCGCAATATCCCCTATTCTTCTCTAGAAGCTGACCGATCTGCATCAAAATGTAAGCCTTGGACTTCATTATTTTATAGAAAAGTTTTTTCTATTCAAAGAAGTTATACACGAGTAGAATTGTGGGTTCTTGATGACATTATCTATGATGAGTTTCCAACGCTTACGTGAGTTAAATTCCTCAAGGGTATCATAGCTCATGTAATCGTTTTCGTCGTACGTTTTTCGAATGGGTTGTTTCATGATCTTTTTCAAATTCGTTTTATGTTTCTCTTCATAGAACTTACGAATCTGTGTCTGTTGCTCAGATCTCGTGTAGTTCACGAAGAATATAAAGACGTTGTATTCGAGATCCACGGTTGGACTCTCTTTGACTGTAAACTTAAATTCAGTGTATTCACCTTGTTTAAGGGAAACTACACCTCGAGTCTCTTCTTCGAGTTCCCTGAGGGCTGTGCGTAAAGGATTGAATATTTCACGGCGACGACACCCACCCGTGACAAATATCCAATCCTTAAATCTCCAATCTCTCACCGTGAGGAAGCGTGGTTTCCCGTCAGCGAAGCTAACCGGGATCGCTATCGCTTTGTACTTTTTCATTGCGCATTCGCAAGTTATAATAAGCCGATATGTTTATTCCTCGGTTTTTTCCTCCTTTGGCTCCTCCTTCTTTTCTGGTGCAGGTTCGGGGGCGCTGAGATGCTTGACGACCTGAGCTGAAAAGTTCTTGAAG